AAGTAGAAAGGGTTGATCCTCCAATGTCGACTACGCCTTTCCCAATCGATCCCGTGCAGACGGCAATCTCGGTCGGCTATCGCAACGCCAGCTACATCGCCGACCTGGTGTTGCCGCGCGTGCCGGTCGGTCTGCAACAGTTCAAGTATTTGGTTTACCCCGTCGAGGAAACTTTCGTCTCCCGGATTCCAGGGTGGCGCGGCGCGGCCAGGTCAACGAGGTCCTGCTCACCGCGACCGAGGAAATCGCCTCGACGGACGACTATGGCCTCGAGGACCCGATCCCGTTCACGGACATCGACCAGGCGCAGCAGGCCGGCATGCGCTCGCCGATCGACCACGCGACCATGCAACTGACGGACTACATTCTGCTCGGCCACGAGGTGCGCACGGCGGCCGTCGTGTTCGACCCTGCCAACTATCCGATGGGAAACAAGACGGAGCTGACCAGCAATGACCGCTGGGACGTCCCCTCCCACGACGACAGCAACCCCATCGACGACATCCTCACCGGCGCGGACGCCTGCCTGATGAAGCCCAATTTCATCGCCATGGGCAATGTGGTCTGGCGCTCGCTTCGGGTGCACCCGCGGATCGTCAAGGCGGTGCACGGCAACGACGGCGATACGGGCATCGTCACCCGGCGCCAGGTCGCCGAGCTGTTCGAGGTCGAAGCGGTCCTGGTCGGCGAAAGCTTCTTGAACACGGCCGCCTACGGCCAACCGGCGACGCTCGGCCGCGTGTGGGGCGAGCATTGCCTCCTCTTCCACCACAACCCGAACGCCGACGCTCGCCAGGGCATCACGCACGGCTACACTGCGCAGTATCAGACGCGTGTCTCGGGCTCGATCCCTGATACCAAGATCGGCCTGCGCGGCGGCCAGCGGGTGCGGGTCGGCGAGAGCGTCAAGGAGCTGATCGTCGCGGCGCGGGCCGCATATTTGATCGAGAACGCGGTCGGCGCCGGCTGATCGGGAGCCGCCGATGGCCTCGGTCGAGATCTTTCGCGCCGGCCGCCACCAATCCAGTGGCGGCGCGATCGTCGACATCGGCGCGGCCGATCTGGCGGCGACCGCGGCTTCGTACGACTCGGCGCTGCATGAGGCGCCGGCGGTCGTCGGCCACCCGGCGCACGATCGGCCCGCCTACGGCTGGGTCAAGCGGCTCAAGGTCCAGGACGGCGCCCTCGTCGCCTGGTTCGACCAGCTCGACCCGGAATTCGCCGAGCTGGTCAAGGCGGGCCGCTTCAAGAAGATCAGCGCCAGCTTCTACCGCCCCGACGCGGCGACCAACCCGAAACCGGGGCGTTGGTACCTGCGACATGTCGGGTTCCTCGGGGCGCAACCGCCGGCAGTGAAAGGCCTCAAGCCTGCGCAGTTCGGCGACGCGGGGGAGCTCGGCGTCGTCAGCTTCGCCGGGCCGCCGCTGGACACCGATAACGTGGGAGAGCTCGTCCGCGCCGCGCAGGCCTGGCAGGCAGGCCGGGCCAAGGTTGGCGAGAAGGTCGACATCGCCGCGGCCGTGCGCGCGGTGCGAGGCGACACGGTGCACCACGCCGAGCCCGTCGCCGGCACTGCGGCGCTGGTGGCAGCGGCGCGGAATCACGAGGCCGCCATGGCGGAAGCCGGGACTCGAATGACGTTCGCCGCGGCCGTACGGGCCGTTGAGGGGAAGGCATGAACCTCGCTCGGCAACTGGATCTGGAGCGCCTGGCGCTGCTGCTGATCCTGAAGGAGGCGAGCGGATACGAGGCAAACTCGACCGTGCTGCGCTCGGCGCTCGGCATGATCGGCTACCAGATGGGCGCACGGGTCCTGCTCGATCACCTCTCCTGGCTGGCGGACATCGGCCTGGTACGCGAGGAGCGGCTCGAGGAGATCGACATGACGGTGGCGACGCTCACGGCGCGCGGCCTGGACGTGGCCTGCGGCGTGGAGATGGTCGAGGGCGTCGCCCGTCCGGCGCCGGGGAAGTGACCATGCGCCAGCGGCATCGAAGGTCGGCGATCGACCGTCTTCCCGGCGACATCCGGGAGCTGATCGGCCGCCTGCGGCAGGACGGAAAGACGATCGAGGAGATCAGGGGCAAGCTCCTGGAGCTCGACGTAGAGGTGAGCAAGTCGGCGCTCGCCCGGCATACGCAGCGTCTCGACGTGATCGGCGAGCAGATCCGGCGCTCGCGCTGGGTGGGCGAGGCCCTGATCCAGCGTCTCGGCGATGCACCGGAAGCCCGCCAGGCGCGGGTCAACATCGAGCTGATGCACTCGCTGATCATGGAGCTGCTCGCGGGCGAGGGTGATGAGCCCGTACAGCTCACGCCGCAGTCGGCGATGCTGCTGTCAGATGCGCTGGCGAAGCTGGCGCGGGCGCATCATTCCGACGTCGATCGCGAGCTGAAGATCCGCCAGAGCTTCGCCAAGGATGCCGCTGGCAAGGTCGAGGTGCTGGCGAAGGGCGAGGGTCTGACCGCCGCCACCGTGGAGAAGTTCCGGGCGGCGATCCTGGGGATCGCCGCGTGAAGGGGGAAGCTTATGCCTGACAAGGACACTGCAAACCTGGCCGAGCGCGAGGCCAATCTGGCCGCCCGCGAGACGGCCTTCGCCGAACGCGAGCGCGCGGCGACCCGAAAGGACAGCGAGACCTTCTGTGAGAGCCTGGCCAGGGCCGGCAAGCTGCCGCCCGGCCTGGTGCCGCGGGCTGTGGCGATCATGGGGGCGCTCGCCGCCGGCGACGTGGTCGAGTTCGCCGAGACGGCCGGCGAGACCGTCAAGAAGGCGCCGCTGGAGTGCTTCAAGGAACTGCTGAGTCACCTCCCGCGGTCGATCGAGTTTGCCGAGCTGGCGCCTGGCGCTCTCACCTCGCCGGCCGAGCTTGCCGGCGCCGGGGCCGCGGGCGCAGCGCAGCTCGGCGAGCGGGCGAGGGAGTATCAGGCCGCGGAGCGCAAGGAGGGCCGCAAGATCGACATCGGCGCGGCGGTGCGTCGGCTGGTCGGTGCATGAGATCTCGCCGGCCGGGGTGGCTCCTCAAGCCGGCGGGTAGGGCCGGGCGTGTCGAGCGCGTCCGGCCCCGCTTTCTTTTTCAGTAGGGCGAGCTGATGGCCGATTTCAATGTCTCGCTGGCGCTCAAGGCGCAGGACCAGGGCTTCTCGGCCGAGATCAAGCAATCGAGCGGCGAGCTGAAGGCCCTGGCCGGCGACGCCAAGTCCGCCGGTACCGCGATCGCCAAGGAGATCAGCGGAGCGACGAGCGGCGCGCAGATCACGCGTGGCGTGACGTCGTGGCGGGACACCTGGAACAAGGCCAGCGGCAGCATCCGGCACGGTATCGGCAACATCGGCCTGCAGCTGCAGGACGTGTTCGTCCAGCTCCAGGGCGGCGCAAACCCGCTCACGGTCATTGCGCAGCAGGGCAGCCAGATCGCCGGGCAATTCGGGCCGACGGGCGCGATCGTCGGCGCCATCCTCGCCGGGGTCACCTTGGGTATTGGAGCCCTACTCCGTCTCAGCAAGGACGGCTTCGCGGTGGCGGAGAGCGCGGTCAAGAATTTGGAGGCCGCGTTGGATGAGGCAAACCGGGCGCTCGGCGAGGGAGCGACCGAGGCCGACAAGCTGGTCAAGGCATATAGCGGGCTGTCGGGCACGACGCAGGGCCTGGGCGTCGTGAAGATCCGGGAGGACCTGATCGACACCCGCCGCGAGACCGAGGCGGCAACGAAGGCCTTCGGCGGCCTTGTCGACGAGATGGAGAGCGCGGCGGAGCTGCGCCTGGCGCTCGGTGGGTCCGGCCTCACCGACATGCGCGGTCTCGCCGGTCAGCTCACCAGGGGCCAGGCAGAGGAGCTGCATGCCGCCGTCGCTGGCTTCGAGCGCGGTGGGCTGACCGACGTGCAGCTGCTCAGCGAAGTGCAGCGGGTGCTTGCCGACACGACTGCGGAGGCACGCGAGTTCGTGCGGCAGCTGATCGAGGTCGCGGACAAGGCCGAGACCGGCCGTGTCAGTCTTGAGGCGCTGGCCGAGGCCGCGCCTCAGATCGAGGCGCTGGCCGCGGAAGGGGGTGTCAGCCTGCAAAAGCTCGGCGGCTCGATCGACCAGGTCGGCGAGAGGGTCGAGCGGAACAAGGGGGTGTGGGCTGACTGGTACGACGCGATCGTTGGGCAGTCCTACGTGCCGGACATGGTCACCGAGAGCGAGATCTGGTTCGACCGGCTCAGCACCTCGATGACCAGCACGACCAGGGAGGCGACCACCAACGTCGCCGATGCCTTTATCGGTCTCGACCGCCAGATCAGCGGCACGCTGGCGAGGATGATCACGAGCAACAAGCTGGCCCTTTCCGACTTCGCCGATTTCGCCCTCGATATCTCGACCAGCGTGCTCCAGAACATCCTGCAGATCGGCATCCAGGCCGGGATCGGCTGGGCGTTTGCGCCGTCGACGGCCGCGCCCGCGACCGGGCCGGGCGGCCTGCTGGTCGGCGGCGGCGTCACGAGCGCCGGCGTCGGCCACGAGGGCGGCATCGCCGGCGATCTCGCCCGGCAACGCATGGTGCCGGCTTCGCTCTTCGCCCATGCCGAGCGCTACCACGGCGGCGGCATGGTGCTGCACCCCGGCGAGGTGCCGATCATCGCGCAGCGCGGCGAGCGCATCACCCCGGACGGCCAGGCGGCGGCGCCGACCACCATCGTGAACATCGAAAACCACAGCGGCGGCCAGGTGGAGCATCGGCAAAGCCGCGGGCTGCGCGGGCAGGACGTTCACCAGGTCATCATCCGCAAGGTCGGCGATTCGATCGCCAGCGGCAACCAGGACCGCGCCATGTACGCCAGGTTCGGGATACGGCCTGTCGGACGATGACGACCGAGGAGCGCCTGGCGCTTTGCGAGGCCAGGGTCGGCGCCCTGTTCTCGCTGCTGATGGCCGCCTACAAGGTGATGCTGCGCAAGGGCCTGGTCGCCGACGCAGAGCTGGCCGAGACCTTCAACCAGATCTCGGCGACGCTGCAACGCGGGGCGCTCCAGGCGGCAGAGCTGACAGACCGCCAGCGCCTCGACATCGAGTCGCACCTGGCCGAGATAGGCCGCCTGAGGCACCATTTGGCGGTGTGAGGGGCCGCCATTGCGTCCTATCCCCGATAGGCCCACGGTCTTACGATGGGACCGGATGTGATTCTCAACTTTGAGTCCACGACTCGCATTTGAAGCGGCGCGCTACATTTGCCGGGCGCACGGATTCCCAGGGTCGCACATCGCCCCTCAATAGCGCGTTAAGGTTAACGAGCCCTTTCCGCCGCGGGAGGAAAAGGCGTCTTGGGAGGGTGCGCGCCATGGCCGTCCCGCACGAGGGCGTTGAGGATGACCACGAGCTTGCGGATGGCGGCGTGAGCGCAAGCTTTTTGGCTTTGCCGGCGGCGACCAGGCGCCAGTAGAAGGCACGCAGCACGGCATGGTGCCGGACCGCGACCGTTGACGGGATCGAAGGCGGTGGGGTCTCGTCGACTTGGGCCTGTCAACCGCTACCGTGACCACGGCGCATCTGGTGCCGGCCGCCCCCCGATCGTGCCGCATCCCGACCGCCGGCCCCCGCCCGGCGCCACGACAGGGCCTGCCCGCGCGCCCTGCGGGCGCGCTCCCTTTCGCCGCGCGCACGGATTCCCAGCATCGCACATCGCCGCTTTGTATCGCGTTAAGGTTAACAACCCATTGCCGCTCCGGCCGCAACCGAGCCGTCCCGGCCAGGCGCCCGCTTCGACCCGAACGGGTCGATATGCACGA